GTGACGCACTATCTGTTGGCATTCGTTCTTTCCGCCTAACCCGCCCCGGCACTGGTCAAAGTTGGGATGTCAAGCCTGAAAACATCACTGTTGTTCGACCCCCCCCGACCGCTGTTTTCCCAACAATCGCTGGCTTCCCAGCTCGCCCAGATCGCGCTTGTCTTCGTTTTGCCGACATTCCAGCCTTCCAAGATATCCGCTCCTCATTCATCAAAGACGCTGACATAATTAAGTATTCCAAAGTCCTCACTGGTTACTGGACTCGTTCAAACACTCCAGTTATCAACACTTGTGGTTACACTACTAGTCAGCACACAATACGCACCCCCACTGGTGAGCGTGTCTTTGTGCATGACTCTTTCTCCGTCGACATGCCCTTCCCCCTTGGCTCGTGTGCGGGCCCAGCTGTTCTGCAAAATGTCCACGCAACTCACAAGATTTGTGGCATCATTGAAGGCACATCTGCTACTTCAGGCTTCATTGCCATCTTGACCCAAGACATGATTGCTGCGATGTTGGCCGCCTTTGAAGATCCCGAAGGCCTTCCTGTCCAAGCTGATATTGGCCCCCCAGCCGACGAGGACTCCACCTCCGTAGGAGAGATCGTCGATGCAGCTGGCGCTGTGCGCTTTGGGCGCTCACATGTTGAATGTCCACCCCAATTCATCTACCAACACCACATTGATCCCAAGCTGGGTGTTGCGCTTTACAGTAAGTCCAAGCTGAGGCCCGGCCCGTTCCCTGACTGGCAGTGCGATGAGCATTCTTCTCCTGCTTATTGCTGCCATGCCAAGTGCCCAAGCTATGTGGCTGGCATGAATTGCCCTGCCCTCATGTCCCCACACTATTCTGCTTTGTTAGATCGCGTCTGGGACCCTGTCTACGAGTCACTTAAGAAGGCTCGGTACCGACCCCCTGTCATTCACTCTTTCAATGGGATGCAGTGGCACCAGTTCCTGCGTCTGCGCATACGTGAATACCTTCCGTTCATAATTGTGCCTCCCATTGAAGGGTCACCCCTCTGGCTCACCTCTGAGCAAGCCGTGCACGGCCTTCGTCGCGTCGATGGTTTTGAACTTGTCCGCGGTCTGGTTCGTGAAACGTCCCTCGGTTGGCCTTGGGTTAAGTATTCATTGACCTTAGGTAACCAGTCCTGTTCCTCACTCCGCGGCAAAGAAAAGCTTATGTTTTGCCCGCAGCATGGCCACCCGAAATCTTGCCCCTCGCCGCAGTGTAAGTTGACCTTTATTCCAGAGATTTGGGATAAAGTTACCCAGAACCTTGACCGCGCTCGCAATCGGACCCGCTTAGGTGTTGTCTTCTGCCGTGCTGGCAAAGACGAAGTGCGTGACCCACTCAAGAGCAACCGCACGCTCATTGTTGGCCCAGTTGACTATTCGCTGAGCTGTCGCATGGCCCTTTCTGGCCCTCTTTCCGGCTTTCTCCACAGCCGTCATCGTAGCCCCATCGTCGTCGGCATGAACCCCCTTGGCCGTGATTGGCACGATGTTATGTGCAACATTTTGAGTGACTTCATGGATGATACGGACCGCGAAGGTGCTGACCTTAGTAGCCCTGACGATTTCCGTGCTGTTTGGTACGATGAGCTCCCTCGTTATATTTGCACGTGGTTTCAAATGACCCCAGCTGAAGCTGAAGAGTACATCCACACCGTGACCACTTTGCTCATGGAGACCATTAATCCTATGTGTCTAATCGGCGATGCCCTGTATATCCTCTGGAATGTCTTTATCACCGGCCATGTTTTCACTACTGCCCTAAATTCCGGAGTATATGAGTCCCAAGACTATGTGATCTGGTTTATTTGGCGCGCAACGCGTGGGCTGCCTGCCAGCCCTGAACTCTATCAACAGGCCTATCCCCATGCCCGTTACTCCGATGATACTGCCGGCTCTCTGACCCTGAAAGATGGCTACAACATGCACGAGAAACGTGATATTGGCAAAGCTTTCTTTGGTTGTACCTTCACATCCTCTAAGAAAGAGGAAGTACTTCCAGAGTTCCACACTGCCGCTGAATTCCAACTCCTCCGTCGTGGCAATAAGTTCTTTGCTGGTTTCCACCATGGCGCCCTTGTGCTCCCCTCAATTATGCGCCCCCTCAATTGGTGTTCTGACAATTCCCCCCCCAATCTCTGTAATGTGTTTGACTCAGTCATGGGTGAACTATACCAGCATGGTGACCAAGCCCTTTTTTCCTTCTGGTCCCAGAAGCTGCACCAGTACAGCCAGTCCCATGGCATTGAGTGGATTCCGAAGCCCTTCTCTCGGTTCCATGAACGTTACCTGTCTA